CTTTTGCTTCTGCGATTGCTTATAACTATTAACAATTTGATAAAAAAGTCAAATTATAATAAATTTTGTATATATTTATTTATTACAAAATGCGTTGTTCTTCAATGCGAGGCAGTATTAATGTATCTTGAAACTCTAATAGTTTCACAACCCAAAAGGATTAAAACTATTATGTCAGATTTATTAAAACAAGCAATCGCCGACGCTAAAGCCGTTCGCGCTACTGCTCTATCAAATGCCAAAGCTGCTCTAGAAGAGCACTTCGCTCCAAAACTACAAAGCATGTTGTCTGAAAAGCTACGTGCCGAAGTCGAAGGTGCTGAAACAGAAGAAGCTCCACTACCAGTTGACGCTGGAATGGAAGCCGGTGCCGGTGAAGAAGTTCACGCAGACGCCGCTCAAGACGCCGCAATGATGGCCCCAGCTCCAGATGCAAATGCACCTGTCAGCGAGCCAGCCGTAGCCGAAGAACCAGCTGTTCCAGTTGGCGAAGGTATGGGCGAAGAAGAAATGGAAGAAGAAATGGATGAAGTTCTTGGCCAAGGCCACGTTGATCCAGTTCAACAAACTCACATCTACACAGAAAGTGAAAAAGCTTCTTCTGACTATAAGAAGACCACATCAGGTCACAAAACAGAAGATCCAGGTAAGAAGATGTATGTTGACGCAACCAAACTATCTACCAAGGGTTCTCTACCAGCAGGAAAGAAAGACGCGAAAGCTTCTTCTGACTATACAAAGACAACAGCTGGTCACAATACAGAAGACCCACAAGGTGCTTCCAATGAATTATCCAAGGGACAAAAGAAGACCGACTCTGGTACTGCCGCTTTGAAAGAAGACGACAGTAACTACGAAGTTGATGAATCTTCTCTTGACGAAATCCTAAAGGAACTAGAAGACGGTCTAAATGAAGTTGGTATGGAAAATGAAGCAGCTCACGAAGCAGCTCCAGCCGCTCATGAAGATGAAGAACTCAACCTAGACGAGCTTCTATCTGAAACGGACGATCAAGACTCCGATGAAGAAGAAATCGAAGAAGGTAAACTTCCAGCCGGATTAGCTGCTTACCAAGCCAAAAAAGCTGGTAAATCAGAAAAATCCGACGACGAAGAAGACAAAAAAGAAGAAAAAGAAGCCGTCAAAGAAAACATTTCGTTGAAAAAGGAACTATCAGAATACCGTAGCGCAGTCGTTTATCTACGGGACCGTATCAATGAAGTTAACCTGCTTAATGCCAAGCTGCTTTACACGAACAAATTGTTCAAGCAAGCCAGCCTAAACAATGAGCAAAAACTGAAAGTTATCGAATCATTTGATCTCACGAAATCGGTTCGTGAAGCCAAACTCGTATACGCAACCCTAGCCGAATCGTTTAATTTCGGTGGCAAAAAGACAGTTGAAGCAGCTCCTAAAAAAGTTGTATCTCAAACCGTCAAAACCATCACCGAAGGATTAGCTTCGAAAACAGTAGCATCAACAAAACCGACAAAGGCCGCAGTTTTGACAGAAGGAGCCATTATGGCAAACCGCTTCCAAAAGCTTGCCGGTATTCGTAAGTAAACCAAATCAACAACAAATATAGGAAATAAAAATTATGTCAGATATCAAATCACTACTAAACGAGACAGCTAACCCAATGGTTCAGCTAATGTCTCAAACACGTGGTCTAGTCTCCAAGTGGGAAAAGACCGGTCTTCTAGAAGGCGTCAAGGGCGATATGGATAAATCCCATATGTCCATCCTTTTGGAAAATCAAGCAAAGCAACTAATTGACGAAGCTACCCGCACAGGTACCTCCGCTAATTCTGAACAATGGGCTGGCGTTGCTCTCCCACTAGTTCGTCGTGTGTTTGCTGAAATCGCAGCTAAGGAATTCGTTTCGGTTCAACCGATGAATCTTCCTTCCGGTCTAGTATTCTATCTAGACTTCAAATACGGTTCAAATCAAGCCGGTAAACCAGCTTTCAACGGTCAATCGTTGTTCGGCGGCACAGGCACAAAACTAGGTTCAACTGACAGCGCCACCAACGGTCTATACGGCCAAGGTCGTTTCGGTTACACCATGAATGACCAAACAACAACCGTTACTGGCACGTCCACAACCGGTTCTTGGTTGGATGCAAAGTTCGTTCCAGAACTTTCTGCTTCCGTTTCTGATGGCCAAATCATGCGTATCACCGCCGACTTGACCGGTACAGGCTACGATGCAACAGGCATCCGCGCTTTCACCGTTTCTGGTTCCGGAATCGTTGATTTCTATCCAGCATTCACAACTGTTAACACAGCCACCGACGTTGTAACATTCGTCGTTTCTGGTTCTGCTATCAGCGCCACTCCATCGGTCCTAGTTGCTTACCACAAGCAACCAGAAGCTGCTTCACGCGGCGACTTCGAAGATCAAGGTGCCGGATTGCCAAACGCCACAGGCGTAGCAAACGACATCGGCATTCCAGAAGTTAACCTAGAGCTAAAGAGCGAAGCAATCGTTGCTAAAACTCGTAAGCTAAAGGCCGTCTGGACACCAGAATTGGCTCAAGACTTGAACGCCTACCACTCGATTGACGCCGAAGCCGAGCTAACAGCTCTTCTATCGGAATACGTCTCGATGGAAATCGATCTAGAAATCCTTGACATGTTAGTAACAGCCGCTCCAGCTGCTACAACAGAATACTGGTCGGCTCGCGTCGGCAGTGAATACAACGCAACTCTTGGTAAGTTCTATGACACGGCTGCTAATCGCACCGCGTATGTAAAGAGCACATGGTTCCAAACTCTTGGTAACAAGATCCAAAAAGTTTCGAACAAGATTCACCAATTGACACTACGTGGCGGCGCTAACTTCCTAGTTTGCTCTCCAGACGTAGCTACAATCATCGAATCCATTCCAGGCTTCAGCACCAACACGGACGGCGATCAAGCCAAGTTCGCGATGGGCGTTGCCAAGGTTGGCGCTCTAAGCAACCGTTGGACAGTATACAAGAACCCATACATGACAGACAATGTTATGTTGGTAGGTTTCCGTGGAACAAACTTCCTAGAAACCGGCGCTGTTTACGCTCCATACATTCCACTAATTCAAACTCCATTGGTATATGACCCAGTGAACTTTACACCACGTCGTGGCGTAATGACACGTTATGCCAAGAAAGTCTTACGTCCAGAGTTTTTCGGAAAGATTGTTATCGGCAACTTGGACGAAGTATAATAGTTCATCTCTTAAACAGAGATTTTATAAAAAAGACCGCCCTTTCGGGCGGTCTTTTTTTGTTTATATATATTGCTTTTTTTCTTTGTATATGAATAATTATTCCATATCAAGGAGTAAAATATGAATTGCATTATATGTACCAAACCATTGTTGAAGCGACAAAAAAATTATTGTTCAAATACTTGTAAGTTTTCGGATAAAACATACAATTGCCGAAGAGTGTCGCTAGTAAAAAACGATGAAACAAAAATACTTGTTTCTAAATTAGATAAATGGAAGACAAAAGATATAAATAATAAATCGGGTATAATAACTCGTTATTTAACTAAAAAAGGAATTTCCGTTGAAAATTATATTCAATATTTTGACACAGAAATTGTTGAAACAAAGCCATTATTAAATTGCCCATATTGCGATTGGACCAGTAAAGATATTAATAATACAAGTGGAGTATTTACTCGGCATATATCTACACATAATAAAACAATTTCAAATGTTATAGAAGAGTATCCAGAGTATAAAAGATTGTGGAAAACATTTCAAAATTCTATTACGCGATTTGATTATATAAATTATTCAGATAGCAATCATATATCTTGTAAAATTTGTGATGAAAAGTTAAAAGAAATTACAAACTCGCACTTAAAAAAGCATAATATAACATGTGAAGAGTATAAAGAAAAATATGGTGACTTGGTTTCAGAGAATACAAAAAAAGAATTTTCTAAAAATCTGTCCGAGATTGAATTTGACAGTTCATCAAAAGCCGAGCGAGAAATTCGGGATTATTTATCAACTATCTCTCCACAATCAAAGTTTTTACATAATACCAAAAAAATATTACACAACATTGAACTTGATATATACTGCGAGGATAAAAAAATAGGCATTGAATATAATGGATTATATTTTCATTCAGAGATGGCGGGCGGCAAGATGAAAGATTATCATTTATTTAAAACAAATACTTCGGAAAAAAATGGAATAAAACTTATTCAAATATTTGAAGACGAATGGCGAGATAAACAGGATATAGTGAAAAACAGATTAAATAATCTTTTTGGAATATATACAAAAAAATTAAATGCTAGAAGTTTAAAAATTGAAAATATATCTAGTAAACAAAAATCAGAATTTCTTAATCTTAATCATCTACAAGGCAATGATAAATCCAACATTATGATAGGATTGTTTGACGGCAACATGCTTGTATCAGTTATAACATTTTCAAAGCCAAGAGTAGCATTAGGTATAAAAAAATATATAAATGATACTTGGGAACTTGTTAGATTCTGTAATTTAAATGGATATAATGTTCGCGGCGGATTTAGTAAATTATTATCTCATTTTATAAAAACAAACAATCCAAAAAAGATCATTACATATGCGGATCGCAGATGGTCGTCAAAAATAAATAATGTATATGAAAAAAATAAATTTGTGTTTGTGTCTGAAACAAAGCCGAATTATTTTTATATGCAAAAGTATAAAACCCGATTGCATAGATACAACTTTACAAAGTCAAAACTTGTAAAAAAATATGGATTACCAGAGTCTATGACAGAGCCGGAAATAATGAGAAAATTAAGATATGATCGTATATGGGATTGTGGTCACTTAAAATATGAAATGAATATATCGCAATAAAAGGTTTGAGTATATTTATGTATATATGAATAGACTAACAACACTTGCTAACAAGTATAAAACCGACAAGGGAACAGAGTTTGAAGAAAAACATTCTTATAGTCTAATATACGACAAATATATTCCAGAAACAGGAAGTTATAACTTGTTAGAAATAGGAATAGACAAAGGAGCATCATTGCGTATGTGGAAAGAATATAATCCACAAATGAAATTATTTGCCGCCGATCATAATCCAGCTTGCTTAAAAAACATTGATGAAACTATGTTAGAAAAGTTTTATCAAATAGAACAAACAGTCAGAGAAACTATGATTAAGATTCCTAGCGACAATACATTTGATTATATTGTTGAAGATGGTGCTCACTTTATGCACACACATCAAATAACATTAGCAGTATTGCTGTCATGCGTAAAGAATGGTGGGTTATATATTATAGAAGATTTACATACATGCGACATGCAGCATTTTAATAAGAATCCAAGTGACAGTACAAAAGTAGTATTGAAAAATTGGCAAAACACAGGTAAGTTTGTTAGTTCGTTTTTGACCGACGCTGAGAATGAATATATCTCAAAAAATATATCGTCGGTAACATTTGAATGCTGTGATAAAGTTGTTGTTATAACCAAAGTTTAAGATATTTATATCTATAACATTTATGAAGAAAACACATTATCGTTTCGCCGGTTTGTTTATATTATTAGCAGTACTATCTATCGCTAATCCGATTGATGACAAAGCAAGTTCTTTTGTTTATAACGGAGCGCCAGTTAGTAAAATAGTAAAAGATAATCAATATATCATCAAAAAGAACTATGCTATTCATTATCGCTTTGACACAAAGACGGCAGAATATGTTGTAGAGCATATAACCAAAGAAAAAGTAAATGGTACATTCAAACGCCAAGATGATTTTCGTCCAGATCCAGATATACTACCAGCACATCAATCTGTATTAAGTGATTATGCTGGTAATCCATATGATCGCGGTCATCTTGTTCCTGCTGGTGACAATACTCATACAGCCGAAGCTATGAGTGAAAGTTTCTATTTGAGCAACATGGTTCCTCAAGTTCCAAATAACAATCGTGGTATTTGGAAGCAATTAGAAACAGCTGTGCGTATATGGGTAAATGAAGGTAAAGATATTTATGTTGTATCTGGCACAACATACAACAAAGACCATAAATCAATTGGAGTAGGCAAAGTTGGTGTTCCAGATTTTGTTTGGAAGGTTGTTATTGACGCAACTAGTAACAAAGCTATTGCTTTTTATTTCCCAAATGAAGCACTACCTGTGTCTGACTTACCTAAATATATCGTGTCTATAGATGAAGTAGAGCAAAAGACAGGTATCAATTTTAATCCAAAGATGTCCGAAAAATTGCAAGAAGCTTTGGAATCCGCTAAAGCAAATCCAAGCGAGTGGTCTGGTATAATCAAAAAGTGATTTCATCTGCGCCATGGGCCTCTGCGATGGTAGTTGTGACTATACCAGCCCATATGTAAGTTCCAGTATATAGGAGCAGGGCGTACAATATAAACCGGTGTTACAGCAGGTGTGTCATAAACATACACATTGCGTGTAGGTGCTACGCAACCTGATAGTATAGAGGTTGCGGTTAATAGTGCTATTAGTTTGATACTTTTCATATATTATGATTATGATGCATTCTTAAATACCGCAGCATTCCATTCCATGCGTTTCTTAACTCCACGATTGCTTGTGCTACGATATTCTCTATGATTTAGATATTCCTTTGCAGCATCAGCAAACTTGTTTTGATTTAATAATTTCATTGTTTTTGGTCCCATGTCGCCGCGATATAATGCATTTATTGTGGCGATTCTAACCGTTAATGGCAACGTGTCAAAGTTTTTTATGTGGGATTTTGCAACATTTAATTTTTTGCCAATATCTTTTTCTAATAATTTTAAAGCATCGCTATCAGATAATCCTTTGCTAAAATCTTCACCGTTTTGTATTTTGTGACCATAAGCAATTGTATCACTACCACCTTCTAAGCTTTTATGAGGAAACCAAAGTTTCTTAGCTTTATTATATCCACCGCGTGGATTATCAATACTGTTTTCAAAGCGTTTAACGATGTTTACAACCCTTGTTTCTAAATTTGACTCTGAACTCTTACCATCGCTACTAAAATCAATATTAGATTGGGTATACGGCTTGCCAGCACTATCTGACGCAGGTTTAGCATATGCATGATTAGCATATGGCATTACAAATCTTACTTCTGGGGGTGCATCTGCCACAACTTCAATTATTTTATGTTCACGTAACAGGTCTTTAAGTTTGATTATAGCCATATATATTATAAATATACACCAAAATAGGTATTCTTTATTGTATAATAAATATTGTAGTATATTCGGGCAATAGTGCTCTTTCTTGTGTATTTATATATTTATACCTATAACACATATTGGAACATAGCATATGCCAGACACATCAATCAATTATACAATAGATCAAGATCGCGTTCGTTTTCCAGGTTCTGGTTCTGCTATTGTTGCTGGAAGCACACCATTTGGTTGGTATGACAACGACGTTGTATTTAAAAACGATGCTCCAAATGCAGCAGTTTGGGCAGCAAGAAGATTAGGTTATCCAATTACTGATATTGAATTACTAGACGTAAATTTTTATGCATGTTTTGAAGAAGCATGTTTTGAATATAGTGCGCAAGTAAATCAATTTAATATTCGCAACAACATGGGTGTGCTTCAAGGATCGGCAGCAAATGTAAATTTAACACAAACAAGTGTAGTAGGAAGTGGATTGCCATTTGTAATTAAATTGACTCAAGGATATGGTACAGAATTTGGCGTTGGTGGAACGGTTGATTGGAAAAAAGGACATATAGATTTATCAGCAGGTACACAATCATATGACCTACAAGCATTGTGGGGTAATGTCAGTGAAAGTTTTGATCGTATTGAAATTCGTAGAATATTTCATGAAATGCCACCAGCAGCTGCTCGTATCTATGATCCATTTAGTATGACAGGTATGAGTTATAGCAATGTATTAAATGAAATGGGCTTTGCTGGTTATTCTCCTGCAACACAATTTTTGATGACACCTATCTTTGAAGATTTGCTGCGTATGCAAGCAATTGAGTTTAATGACTTGGTAAGAAAATCGGGATATGGATTTGAACTTGTAAACAACAAGGTAAAAATATTTCCTATTCCAACATATGACATGAAGATGCACTTTGAGTATACTCTTGTAAAAGATACAAACTCACAAGGCATCAGCACTTCTGGTTCATACTATAATGCATCTGGTTCTATTGTAGCATCTCCAGTTATTGGCGATTATAGCAATGTTCCATATGATGTTATTCCATACGGCAATATCAACTCAGTTGGTAAGCAATGGATTAAAAAATATTTCTTAGCATTATGCAAAGAAGTATTAGGAAGCATTCGTCAAAAGTATCAAACTATTCCTATACCTGGTGCCGAAGTTACATTAGATGGCGGCGAACTACGTCAAGAAGCTGCGGCGGAAAAAACTGATCTTGTTACTCAACTGCGTGAAAATCTTGAAGCGACTGGAAGAAAAGCAGTGATGGAGATGAGGGCAGAAGAGGCTCGTCAAGTAAATGAAACGCTGGCAAAAATACCACTCGGAATTTATATCGGATGAAATCATTTTCTATATTAGATCAAGTATTAAGCAAGAATGAAAGACGGCACCTTAAACATGTCGGCATAAAAAAGACATTAAAGCCTAGTGCCAATTTTACATCGCTTGAGAGAAAATATTATATGATGCTCAAAGACATTGGCGTATATTATGTTCCTCAATATCCCATGGGTGGAAAAGTGTATGATGCATTTTTACCAGATGAAAATATCTTGTTTGAATTTGATGGATCGTTCTGGCATCCAAAGAGTGAAGCAGAATGTAAATATCCTTTTCAAAAAAGAAGTGTTATGGTTGACAAGTTAAAGAATGAAATGGCTGCTGAAAAAGGCATACGAATTATTCGCATACGTGAAGAAGAACCGGTTACAACTGAACAAATGAAAAAGTTAATATTCTCATAAAAATCATATGCCAATAAAATATTTAAATAGAAATAATGTTGGAGTCTCTGTCCCGTCCGGCAACAGCGTATTGTTTAATGGAAGCAATCAGTCTTTGAGTATTCCGAGCAATGCCGTGTTTAATTTGGGTACAGGAAGTTTTACCGTAGAGTGTTGGTTTTATGCAACAGCAAATGTTTCATCGCAACAATGTTTAATTACAAGTTATGGTGGCCCGTCGGCTGGATGGGCTATACAAATATCGTCCGGTGTGATCGGTGCAAATGTTTATGGTGATGGTTTCGCCATATCTGGAGGAAGTCCTGCAATAAATACTTGGTATCACGTAGCATTATCGGGGGCACAAGGATCTATAAAGTTATTTTTAAACGGAGTTCAAATTGGTTCCACTTATACAGGAGCAGTCTCGATGAATACTTCGGCGGCTGTCACGATTGGTAATGTTGTTAATTCCGCGCAAATGGTAGGATACATATCAAATGTTCGCGTTGTTAAAGGTACTGCACTATACACATCGTCATTCCCCGTTCCAACTTCCCCATTAACAGCAGTAGCCAACACATCATTATTAACATGTAATTCTGCAACGATTGTTGATAACAGTTCAAATAATTTTACTATTACTAATAACAATGGTGCAATGGTGTCATCGGCGGTTGTTCCATTTACATCACTTTCAGCGGCACCAAAAGGAATGAAATTTAAGAATAGAAATAATAGTGGTACGTCTGTCGCCCTGAGCAACAGTGTATTGTTTAATGGAACCAATCAGTATTTAAGTTTACCAAATACTAGTTCATTAAATTTGGGTAGCAACAATTTTACAATGGAAGCTTTTGTGTATATATCAAACGTTTCTGGTAATAAAAATATATTTTACATAAATGGAAATAATAGTAGCTACTCTGCAATATGTTTGTATGTTCAAAACTCGCGATTTGCATTTTTAGCAAATCAAACAGGTGGATATCCTTGGACTTTACAAATTGGAGAAGTTGGTCCTACAATATCTAGTAATACTTGGTATCATATAGCAACAACAAGATCTGGAAATTCATTTTATGTATTTGTAAACGGAACTCTTGTTAGCGGTGCTCCTTATAGTTTAAGTGGTGCTTTGTTTAATGGCACAACAAATAGTATCGGTTATCAAGCTTCAATGACTTCGAATAATTTTACAGGATATATCAGTAATGCTCGCATAATCAATGGAACGGCTCTTTACACAGCATCATTTACAGTACCAACTGCTCCACTCACAGCAATAGCAAACACAGCATTATTAACATGTAATTCTGCAACGATTGTTGATAACAGTTCAAATAATTTAGCAATCACAAATAATAACTCTGCTACAGTTTCATCAACAACTCCATTCACAGTTGTTGCGAATGTAAGTTCAATGAAAATGAAAAAAGTATTTTCTGATCCTATTTCATATATGGTAGCAACCGGCGGTGATTTAATTACCACAAGTGGAAGCTACAAGATGCATACATTTACAACAGTTGGAACAAGTAGCTTTACTATAAGCAGTGTTGGCAGTACTCCAAGTATTGAATATTTGGTTGTTGGCGGTGGGGGAGGTGGCGGTGGTATAACAAACGGCGGAACGGGTGGCGGCGGCGGCGGTCAAGTAATATATAACACCGGTTCTATTATTTCGGCTGGAATACACTCTATTATTGTTGGAGATGGTGGAGTTGGTGGACCAATTGATAATTATGGTGGAAACGGACAACCTAGTTATGTTTCTATATATGCAAGTGCCATTGGAGGTGGGGGAGGTGCTCCTAAAAATGCTAATGGCGCAGCGGGAGCAAATGGCGGAGGCGGTGGGGAGGGCGGATCTGGCGGGGGGTCTACCGTGGGTGGATTTTCTGGAGCGTCGGGTGGATCGAGTTATAATGGCGGTGGTGGTGGCGGCGCTGGTGCGAATGGGTCCGGAAGAAATGGCGGAAATGGTGTAGTTAACAGTATTTTGGGAACACCGATGTACTATGGTGGTGGTGGTGCTGGTGGAGAATTTTCTGGAATTAGTACAGGCGGTCTTGGTGGCGGAGGCAACAATAATAGCACAGGATCGGCAAATACAGGCGGCGGGGGTTCTGGAACTCAACGTGGCGGAGTTCCATTGGCAGGATTTAAGGGTGGCTCAGGAATAGTCATCATCAAATATAGATACACAGCATAACATAAAATATTTATGGGACTAAAAGGACGATACTTCTCACAACGCGACTTAAACATGATCAATTCGTTGAATGGTGAATTGATGGGGAACATTATTGAAAATCTAATTCAAATATTTAAGATTTGTCCAAATGAAACCAAGACAAATATCTATGGTGAAACTTCATCAGAAAGTGGTAAATGGTATTTTCCAGCAGTTCAAGTATCTGCTCTCATTGAAAGATCCGAGATGTCTGCCGAGTATGATGACTTTGGACCAAATAGAAATCAAGATCATATTTTCAAGATGCGTGAAAAGATGCTGCGTCAATTAGAATTTTATCCAGAAATTGGAGACGTTGTTGCGTGGAATGATCGTTACTATGAAATTGATAATGTAATTCAAGAACAATTACTTGGCGGTCAAAGCGACAAGAGCCATAGTATAATTTGTAACGCACATTACACAAAATACACCTCACTAAACATTCTAGAAAGAAACCAATAAAATTATGGCATGGCGTGGACCCACAGTTAAACCGGTAATAAACAAACCAACAAATCCTGTTAATCATGGACCTGAAATGTCCGAAATGAAAAAACCGGAAATAACTGCTGCATATGGTCCAGAAGTTAAACCAAATCGCGCATATAATGTTCGTAGAGATAAAGACACTCAAAAGAATTTTTCTGTAACACTGGTTGATGTTGATACAGCAATTTTAACATATCTTGATAATGTTATATCTCCTACAATTATTGACGCAGGTAGACAAATAAAAGTACCAATCAATTATAGTTCTCCGGAACGTTGGAAGGCTATACAAAAAGATGGTGTAATGAGAGATAAAAATGGTAAAGTACAAACTCCTGCTATTGCATTTCGTCGTAGCACAATGCAACGCAATGATAGTTTGATTACACTAAATCGTTACTTACAATATCCAACCGTTAAACATTTTTCAGAAAAAAATAAATATGATAGATTTTCTGCTATGTCTGGATTTAGTCCAGTAAAAGAATTATATAGTGTAGCAATGCCTGATCATGTTATTATCAATTATGATTTTATTATTTGGACAGAACTAATAGAACAAGGTAACGCGATTGTTGAAGCCATTAATTTTTCAACAGAAGATTATTGGGGCGACAAAAATAAATTTAAATTTAGAACAACTATCAGTGATTATAACTTTGAAACAACTAATGACGCTGGACAAGATCGTATTGTTAAAACAACATTTAGTATGATGTGCTATGCATACTTACTGCCAAATAAATTTGAGAATTATAAATCAGTTGTTCAAAAAGCATTTACGCCAAGAAAAGTTGTGTTTGATACACATGAAAAAATGGCAACTACAATAGGTGCGCCGGGTGAATCTACTTCTGTATATGCACAAGCTAAAGATGCTATCTTAAACAATGCATCATTCCCACCAATATCTCAAATTATCAATTACAATATTACAAACAATAATGCAACTAATACATTTGAAACTGTAAATATTACTGGTGCATCTGGAACTACAGGTTCATTAACTGCTAACTCTGAAATTATTTCTGGATCTGCTCAAATTGATTCTGAAATTATTGGAGACGGTCATGCTGCAAGATGGCTTGTATCTATAGCAGATATTTCAAATACAAATGTTAAAGTTAATGAAGTTATGGCAAGCTGGAACAATGTATCTTCAAGTTATTATGTAACCGAAGTAAATCAAATTGGCAGTGTGCCTGTTACACTATCCGTCAACAATGTTGGCGGTAGTATAAATCTACTCGCAACCCCACTGTCTGGAACATGGACAGTTAAATATATAAAAATGACTGTATGATACAAAACGCATTTATTGCTTCTAATGGACTTCAAGTAAACGGTGACGCTGATATTACTGGCGATTTGACCGTACATGGTGTATTGTTTGCTACTTCTAGTTATGCTGTCACAGCGTCATATGCATTAAATTTTTCAGGAACTAGTGGAGTAAATGGTACTGATGGAACTTCCGGAACGAGCGGTCAAAATGGCACAAGTGGTACGGGTGGAAATTCTGGCACAGATGGTACGTCCGGATCAAGTGGAGAAAGTGGCACCAGTGGCACAACTGGCACAAGCGGAACGAGTGGCACAGATGGTACAAGTGGTACGAGTGGCGAGGGTGGTGTTAGTGGTACAGACGGAACTTCTGGTACGAGCGGCGAATCTGGTACGAGTGGCACAGACGGTTCGTCAGGAACAAGTGGCACAGATGGTACAAGTGGCTCTACGGGTACGAGTGGCTCGTCAGGCACAAGTGGCGTGAGCGGTGCTGGCGGTTCTGCCGGTACCAGTGGCACAGATGGTACAAGTGGCTCGTCAGGTTCTACCGGAAGTAGTGGCACAAGTGGCACAGATGGTACAAGTGGTACCAGTGGCTCTACCGGTACCAGTGGCTCGTCAGGCACGAGTGGCGTGAGTGGCGCTGGCGGTTCTGCCGGTACCAGTGGCACAGACGGTACCAGTGGCTCGTCAGGTTCTACCGGAAGTAGTGGCACAAGTGGCACAGATGGTACAAGTGGTACCAGTGGCTCTACCGGAACCAGTGGCTCGTCAGGCACGAGTGGCGTGAGTGGCGCTGGCGGTTCTGCCGGTACCAGTGGCACAGACGGTACCAGTGGCTCGTCAGGTTCTACCGGAAGTAGTGGCACAAGTGGCACAGATGGTA